TAGATTTAATTTCATTTTGTTTCCAAGCTTCATCTCTTCCAGGTATATCATACCACCTTACACGCTCATATACAAAACCATTTTCACCTTTTTCTGCACCATCAAATAACTTATGAAATAAATTTCCAGTACCGTTTGGAGTGGAAGCTATTAATACTTTTGCTGTCGCGGAACGAGAAATAGTAGGGTACACGGAGCGCCAGAAATCTTCAAGTATAGATGCTGGTTCTATAAATGCTAATTCATCCAGTAAGAGTGTTGTGATAGTCATACCACGAGCTGCAGAACCTGTTGTAGTGGAAATAGATATACGAGATCCATTATCAAATTCACACGCGGTAGTTGCAAAGGATATCACACCTGGTTTAATCCATTCAGGCAACTCTTCATAAGCTAGCTTAATACGTCTGAATACCTCTATAGCAGTAGATTCTTTGTTAGCTACAATTACTATATTTTGATAATCATTAAAACAAGCTACCCACAATGCATAAATAGTTAGGAGTGTAGTTTTGCCACATTGTCGGGATGCTAAAAGTATAACTTTGTTATTATCTCTTAAAGTACGTAAAATCTGCTTTTGATAAGGAAACATCTTGATAACCTGTTTCTTGCCTTTTTCCGGATTAATAATATAGAAAAAATTCTCAGCAAAATGTAATAAATTCTGTCTACTCTTTTTTATATCTTTAATCATCCACGGCTCATACGCTAGTTGAGCATCTGCCGCTGGTAGATTAGGATTTCCGAGATAATATTTTGTTTTATTAGTGTTTTTAGACATACTACTATAAATATATATATGGCAAAACCAAAGAATGATTTTACATCTATCGGAAATTTATACGGTGGTATGTTGAACAGTGTGAAGCATAAACTTGTTTCAGAGGGCAAACTTGGACCTAGTGTTAAGGCAGGTGAAATAGGCGATTCGCCGCTTATTAAAGGTGGTCCGCAAACAACCGCAGGTTATATGCCTGCTAAAATCGATAAAAAAACAATGTCTAAGAAGGATATTGATGATAATCTCTATAGTATTGATGATCTCTCATATGACGAGGATGAGGAGACAAAGAAAAAAACTAAGAAAGCTGCTGTCAACAAGGTTAATGCTGTTAAAGCTAAGAAAAAAGCTGAAGAGGATGAAGAAGAACTTGTAAAAGAAAGTGGAAAAATCGCTAAGGAGAGACTAAATAACTTTATGAGAAGAAAATCGATTTTTGATAAACTTTACGAAAACGTTATGCAACCAGGTGGCGCTCCAGGCGGCCCTGAAATGGGTGAAATGGATGATTCACAAGAACTTGATGCTCTCGGCATTGAAGGTGATGAAATGGACGACGAAATGGGTGACGAAGTAACATTCACACTTGATCGCGCCACTGCTGAAAAACTTCTTGACGTTATTGGTGCTGCTATGGGCCAAGAGGGTGATGAAGGCGAAGCTGAGTTTGAGGATGAAGCTGAAATGAGTGATGAATTCGGCGGTGAAGAAGACGAAGAGGGCTTCTGGGACGAAGACGAAGAAGACCTTGGCGGCGCTAAGGGTCTTTCAAAAGAAGTCAACTACGGTAAGAATAACAAAGTAGGTAACCTCAAGGTTCAATCTGGTGGTGCTTCTTCAGCTTATACAAGCAAAGTAGGCCAAGATGGTGATCACGGTCACGCTCTTGTAAACGGTAAGCAGCCTGACATGGGTAAGAATAACAAGGTTAGCAAGCTCAAAACAGGTAAATCATTGTTCGAACAATAATCAATAAAGAATAATTATTAAAGCCCTGTAGTTTCTCACTACAGGGCTTTTTTTGTATAAATAATAATATGGTAACGTTTAGAGAATATTTACTAGAGTATGCAAAAAGTCAGCATTCTATTGATTCGGGTATAGTAAGTATGAAAGCGACTGCTGCTAATGGTAATCCTAACGGTAAAAACTTTAACAGAATAAATTCAAGATTAGCTAATGGTGGTAAATCTAATACAATAGCTCAACCATTTCAACATAAAAACGCCCTCGTACATAGTGTAATACAAGGTAAAGCAAATAATATAAAGCTTAATAGCGTTCAATTAAATCAAATTTTAAAAGATTATAACACAACATTTGACGGCACACCTAAGACACTAGGTAATTCAGACGCTGAAATAGTACCGTTACCAAATAACGCTGGTGTAATATTAAGAAAGAAAGTTCAACAAAATGGCCTGTAATACATCAAGACAAAACTGTACACCAGCTAGTGTATTTGCTGGTGTAGCATCACCGACCTGTAGTCAGTTCTTTAATCCGGCTAATTTTCAAGCTGAACAGCTCGTGTATGATGCTGCTTTTAAAGATATAATTAACAATTTTGGTATACCTGTCGATTATTATATTAATACCTACAATTTATCAGCTGCTGATAATTTTTACGGTGAACAACCAACAGCTATATTCTACGGTCCTGTATCATTAATGATGTATATAGAACTTAATGAGAGTGCTATAAATTTATCTAAGTTCGGTTTCGCGTCGGATGATGAGTTGACTGGCTACGTTCACATAAAAACGTTCGAAGAAACAATGACAGGTAGAGACTTTTTTGTACGAACAGAAGCAGGTGAGATATTATCATATGATGACTACATAACCTATATACAAACACAATCTGCTGAAAATATCATAACAGACCTATTGTTTGATATAGTAACTGAAAATTCTGAGACAGGAGGTTTTGACTTAATCGGTGGTGATTATGAAGCGATTAATAGATATATTAACAGTGGTCAAGCTGTTGAACCTAAATCGGGTGATCTCATTCAAATATCTCCTCTTGGTTGTGATAGACCAAATGGTCGTGGCGCTAAGATTTTTGAAATTACAGAACGTGTTGATCAAGATGTAGCTTCTATGAATCCATTACTTGGTCACTATGTTTATAGATTAAGAGCTAAGAGATATGAGTACTCATTCGAGCCAGGTGCACCGAAAGAGTTGCAGAATCAACAAGTATTTGAAAATTCATTCTCAGGTATACTTTCGTCCAATATACCTGGGGTTGTTTTATCAGAGGAAAAATCATATACAGGTGATATTGATACAACATCTCAAAATACTGTATTCAATATGAACGCTAATAATACGGATATATATGGTCAGTATTATTAATATATATAATTATCATATATATCTAGATCCGCTTGCGTGATAAGATTTAAAGCAACTGAACTTCCTTCAAGTAGATTGACAGTTGATTGAATATCTTGATAGTAGTATCCAAGCACGTCGCCACCCGCAGTGGATGTCCAACCCCCTATAATAACAGGCTTATTGTTTATAAAGGTAAATTGCGGATGACCACTATCACCAGGTATAACATTTCTTTGAGATAGAAATGCAGCGTATGTTGAATCAAAATTTATATAATCCCGACCATAAACCGACGCTCCGTCGACGAGTCGAAACATACTTGGTGTAATATCGTAGAATTGACCAAAACTAAATCCAGGTAGGTGGGTAGCAATTTTTGTTGCAGAATTAGAACTGTATAAGGATTGCGGTAAAATATACAACCCAGGGAAAGAGCTTAGAGGTAGGGGGGTTTGAAACTTAACTATTCGTATATCAGATCCCGGAACTTTTCTAGCAGTTATAACGGATACAGTGGTAGAAACACCAGTATATGTATTAAGGAAGGCAGTATTATATGGAAATGTCAGCCCGTACTGCCAGTGGTCAGCGGTATAAGCATATCGTGGGTGTATGAGTGTATATGGCATCGGTCCACCAGCAAACGGTCCCTGGTAATAAGCCATTCTGCTGATATTATTAAGAATGGAGAGAGGCCATGTATATGTTGAGTTTTTATTAAATCCAAAATTAGGATTTATACTCTGGATGCCTGTAACGGGTCTATAAAAAGTCCATGGCTGTACTTTACCAGATAATGCCTCTGTTATTATTCGTGATTGATAAGCAAAAAGAGTATTAGGATTAGAATTATATACCTGATATACCTGATATAGAGTATTAGTTACATTATGCTTATGGAGTATTTCTGCTGGTATTGACTCGCTTGTAAACAAACATGTGCCTAATTTAGGCTGAGCGTAACTGTTAAGCGCATTAGTTGTTAGTATATCTACAAGTGTGCTAGCACTTGCAGTAACAAAAAATAAAGTATCATTAGCAATATACTCGGTA